TTCATAAATGATTTCACCCCCTTCATTACCTGAAACTTTGAAGATTCCTAGTTCTAAACCAAGTGAAAAGAAATCTTTTATCTTTTTAAGTGATATCTTTTTATCTTTTACTTTGTTATATATTTCATTAATTTTATATATCATATAGTATATCTTATATCCTTATTATATTAATCAATATATTATATATATTACTTTATATTAGTATTATTAATATTATATAATGTCCTTGGATTTAACCAAGTTTATTTAATTTTTCGACAAAAAAAGTCAAGTTTATTTCTTGAACTGATATGTTTCAGACAGAAGTTGGTTTACAAGATCATCAAACTTAACTTCTTCTTTCATAGCTTGCTTAGTAGCAGTAGCATACATGACTTCTTTGGCACGTTTTCCATAGCGTTCTTTCATGCCCTTCAATCCTTTTTTCATACCTTTAACAATTTTTTCGCGTTTTGTTTTTTGAGCAGAAGTCATCTTTTTTTCATTAATTGTACTCATATTTTTATTTACCTTTTTTTATCATTTTTGTATCGAAATTAACAGGATTTTGATTTGGATTATTTGCTAAAACAGCAGGAATGTATGTTTTACCATTTTTTGCTTGAAATTCAGGTCCCACAATTGTATAGCTTTTACCTTTCCAAACAATTTCTCCTTTTTTAGTTTGTTCAGCATATTCAGCAGAAGATGGTTCATTTTCATCATCCATTTTTTTAGGTTCGGCAGAATCTGTAGCTTGCCAAGTTTTTGTAGTAGGATCATATTGCAATTTTGCAGAAAATTGATCTTTTAATTTGTTTTGATCGTCATAAACAAAAAAGTTTGCAGAAGGACTACGAAGACCAAATTTAACAAGAATCGAATTGACCTTTTCATAATCTTCAAAAGGAGGATTTACCCGTACATTTTTTAATTGTACAAATGATTCGCCTCCTGATTGCTTATCACCCAGTACAGATCCTGTAATAACGTGATTTGCACCTTTCTTATCATATTCAATACTGAATTGCTGACCAGTACGAGGACGATCTTTATGAAACATGCTGCTTCTTTGTTTGAAATCAAAATCACCTGTTTTTGTTTTTTGAAGTGTTTTTCCAATTCGACCCATGATATTATATGCACCAGCAACTTTTTGACCAAGTGTTTTGGCATCTTTACCAAATGCCACATCCTTTCCTATGTCTGCTGCTTTGCCAAGAGTTCTGCGAACAAGTCCTCCGCTTTTTGCTCCAGGAATTTTACTTGCAACAGAAGCAAGAGTATCTGTTGCTTTTTGCGCAGCTTTTCCTAAAGGTCCTTGTTCATTCAATGCGGACTCGGTATTAAAAGAACGATATGCATTTTTAATATCATCATCCGTTCCTCCATTTTGTTTGGCCAACAATTCAACTTCATCAAATGTGGAAGAATTTTGTATCTGTTGCAAAACTTGTTCAGGAACTTTATTAAGAATCAAACGAATAAGATTCCGTTTAAATTCATTAAGATTATTTGAAAGAACATTTAATCCTTTGGCAAAAACAGCAGTTTGACGAACCTGATTGTTAGGATCCACAACAAGAATATTCAATACACCTTCGTTCTCATTCAAAACATAACCTTCATAGCTAGTGTTTCCGTCGAAATCTTCAAGATTGTTGATGGCAGGATCAACTTTAAAACGCATGCGGCGAAGCTTCAGCTTCTCTGTAATTGTTTGCAAAATGCTATCTTCAAATTTCACAATATTATTTAGTAAATATTTATGTGCATATCATTATAAATGCACAGTTGGTTAATCCACCTTCCAGTGTTAGTTGTTTCAGAACATTAACAATGGTTGCAAGTGTATTTTGTAAACATACGGTTTTACTTGAGACGGATTATGAAAAAGACCCTTATTACAGATTTTTAAAAAAATTCGGGGCTATGGACTTTGTTGATGATATTCTGAATACAGGAGAGGAAACAGGATTAAGATTTGATATTGAACCCAGATTTGCACCTAGCCACATTTTGGATCGCATAGACCATTACAATTTGGATCAATGCCTGGAATTGATGGGCTATAAAATTTAAGCAACATCCCGACCAACAGTATTTCCTCCTCCAACATTAGCCGGAGGTGTGGCAACATAATTCAAGCTAGGCTTTTCGCTAAATTGCCCTTTCTTTTCATTATAAGCAGGCAATACATATTCTTTGTTTACATCAATAACAATACCTAATTGTGAAATAAATTTTTTACCAATAAGAACAGGTTGATCGTTTTGTGTCCTGTCTCCTATGCTGAAAGGAACCATCTTGTATAATACACCCCCAAAAACTATGTCCAGTGCCACTAGGGGACGTTTTTCCTGCTCACCTGCCCCGATATGTATACTGACCATATCCAAAAGAGGTCTGGTCAATTCCACATCATTTACACTTGTGAATTTCGCGTACTTATAACCATTCTTTTCAATGATCTCGGAATTTACACCGCAAAGCACATTGTTGCTGTCATTTCCGCTATCGATTTTGGCATCCACGTTTCCCAGACCATCAATATAAACCTTTTCAACCAAACCTATGGTTTTTGATTCAAATTTTTCAAAAAAATAACGAAAAGGTTTTATACTTTCCTTATTCAATTGAATTTCTGTTTTTTCCAATTTATCCCCTTTTTTCCAATGTTTGCCGTCATTGGTGGCTTTATATTCAACTTTGTTTCCAACAATGTTTCCTTTTTTACCTTTTATTTTGCTGACTTTAGTGACCTTTCCTTTGCTTTTATAATGCTTGCATTCCGGGTTGGTATTTTTGATTTTGTCACCTTTATGCACCTCATTTGGAGCCAATTTGCAAATACTCTTCTTCATAAGAATATTTAACTATTTTGACAATTTTTGGGCAGATCTGATTATTTGATCATATTTGTGCTGACCCAAGGATTTTTGTATTTTGTCCCAATTATTTTTCCAATTATTGATAACTTCTGGTTTTGCATGTTTCCAATCTGTCCAAGCATCTCCGTTTTCAGGTGTAACCACGGAAACCAGATCTGGGGACCATTCTGTTCCTTCTGATTGTCTACCTTTTGGCGTTTGAACAATTTTGAATGTTTTTCCGTAATTAGATTCCCAATCTATGTTTTGTCTGGATTCTGTAAAAAATTGTTTAAAACATTTCATTTTGTTCTAACTTCTATTCCGCCTATTATTGTTTTTTTACCAGCTTTTTTAATTACATCTTTTACATAAACATAATGAGAATTACCTTCACTATCTTTCATTTCACCCCAATGTTCACCTCCTACTTGATGTGAAACATCCACAGATTCTAATATTCTCTTTACTAAATTATCAAAGTTCATATTATCCTAATAACCATTGCCAATCTTCCGGCATTGTGTTTATGTCAATAACTTTTGTTTTAATTTTTGGCATTTTATTGTTCAGTGCCTTTTGTAAGCGGTGATGGCCATCAATTATTTTATTTTTTTCATCTTTCTTTTTAATTATAAGAATAGGATAATCTAAATTAGCTTTCTGTATATTAGCCAAAGTCTCTTTGTCAGTCTTATCATTATGTAAGGCTATAGAGCGTAATGATTCTGTATCAACTTCAGTAGTTGGAATATTTTTTGCAAAATCTAAGATTTGACCAATAGTTACTTTTATTTCTTTTCCATCTTTGGTATCTGTCCAGGCAGTTTCTGCCCATGTATCACCATGCATTTCGACAAGAATGGTATTAACTAATTTATCGAATTCCTGCATAAATTTATTTTTCCGACGTATTTTTGCGAAATTCGTCTTTACGCATATTATTATTTATTTAGCCGGAGCGTTTTTTTTCCAGCTGATGCGCTTGCCACTCTTTTTATGACGCTTACGGCTGCTGCACATGCTTTTGGTGGGACGACACGCAGGATATCCTTTACGCTTTTCACCTTTTTGACGACCACAAGGTTTTCCGGTTTTGCAGTCTACCCATCCCGTTCCTTTGTTTCTTTTGAACCAACCATGAAGTCCCTGTTTTTTTTCCAAAGAAAATCCATTTTCATTCAAAAGAGATTGAATGATTGAATCAAAATCTTTGGTCATTTTTTCTTTTTCCAGATCTTTCCTTGACGGCACTTAACTACTGCTCCGCTTTTGTAGGCACTTGTCTTTTTACCATAAACACTATCTGCCCTACGAAGACAACGATCCCGTTTTTTCTTGGTGGCTTCTTCAAGTAAAGAATCTACAAGTTGATTAAAGTTCATTATGTTCACCAATTTTTACAACTAAAGTATTTGGCTGTGCCTGGTTTTGCGCTGGAACATTTGTGTCTGGCACGAAAACTTTTTCGTTTTTTTGGATTGCTTTTTTTGATGCGCAATTTAGGATCACCATAATGAACCCTCTTTAATTTTCCATCAACCCGTGCACAACGCATATATTTTTTGTCAGAACGTGTAGATTGTTGTTGGCCAGTAACCTTGGTGCATCTTGCACCTTTCTTTTCCATAACAACACCTTCTTTTACTTCTTCATTGTCTTCGTTCCCACCATAATATCCATAATCTTCATCCGTACCATGACCTGCACTGGCAAGAGCTTCTGCATCATCACTCATATCATCAGAACCTCTTGGCTCAGAATCATCACCCTCTTCTTCTTTTTTAAGATTTTCAAGATAATCAGATATGGTAGTAATATAATCATCAGCAAGAGTTATTTTGCTTTGAACCCAACCTTCAAATTGATCGTTGTTTTGAATCATTCCTATCATATGATCAATTTTATCCCGCATGCTCTTTAATTGATAAAGTGCCATTCTTCCTTCATCATCACCTTCCGGAGAATGATTTTCATTCAAATTACTCATGATTTTATCAAAAGCATTACCGAAACTGCTTTCTTCTTTCATGCTTTCTGGATCGCTTTCAATATCATGCGGTTCATCTTCAAATTCTTTTGTTTCTTTTTTGTCTTTCTTTTTCTTTTTCTCAGATTCTTCGCCTTCATTTGCAGCATATTCATATCCTTCAGAAATGCTGTCCAAAGTCTTTTTGATTACATGAGGTCTGAAAACAGAAAGCAATTGGCTGTAATTTTCGAAAATATATGCAAGAGATGGCTTTTTATTATGCTCTTTAACGATATCTTTTAAAATAATATTTAGATCATTTTCATCCATATCATATTCTACATTAATGTTTTTCATATATTTGCGTTTTTTTGCTCCACATAGTTATTTATATATTCAATAAGGGTTTTTGCAGTATCTTTAATAACATTAAAATTGCTGGTTATATGTTCTGGATCAATCTGCCAAAGAGCCAAATACTTCTCAGTATGAGGTGCTGGAATATCATATTCACTCAGAACAAAATTAGCCACTCCTTCTGCCTGAAGTTCCCGGATTTTTCTTTCTGGTACATTATCCCGATCTTTCCAGTGCAGCATTTCATGAGCAACTTCATGAACCAAGGTGCTCAAATTTTCACTGACAAGTTCAATTGTTCCACCTTTGCTAACGCCACGAGCACCGCCCAACTCATCTTCGCTTTTTATATCTACTACAATATTATTGTCTTTGGCATATTGTTTTACAGCTTCGAATATGGTTTTCATGCGCTCATCCAAAGGAGCATCATCAAACCATTGAATTTCTTCAGGTATTTCTTTTTCTCTTCCAGGAATAGCTTCAGTTTGAGAAATATCAAATACAGGAACCAAACGAAAACGCATCACTTTTGAAGATTCGCCACTTGTAGGATCCACTCCTACTGTCACATCTGCATCTTTTTGTTTCACCATAATTGGTGCATAAATCAGAATGGATTTTTCTCCTGGTTTAATTTTCCGACCAAACTGACGAAACCACATATTCTTTCCTCCTACCCGGGAAGCATTTCTTCTTTGAAGAAAGATAAGAATTTGATTGTTGAAAGAATAGTTTCTGAAACGTTTTTGGAATTGAACATATTCTTGATATTCTTTGCTATTTTTAACATTTAGAACACCGCTTTTTAAAAGTTCCACAAATTTTTTGAATCGATCTTCTAAATTTTCACCGCCAAATTCAGAAACGGTTGTGTCAGAAGATTCTTCTTTATTGAATTCGTTTAGTTTCTTGATTGTATTTTTTACAAAATCATTAGATTGAGTTTCATCTAAAGGAGATGTTTCCCATCGGCGTTCCAATGCATTCCATTTAAATCCTAACGTTTTGATAAAGTCTTTGTTTTTAAAAGTTTCATTACCTGCTTCTTTAGGATCAGCAAGATCACTACTTGCTATAAAAATAGTCTTTCCTTCAGGACCTGGTCTTTTTTTCAAAATAAGTTTTTCACTTAAAAGACTTTTTATATTTTTAAAAGATATCATGTTTTATTAAATATTTATATGGGAATGAGCAATGATCTTAAGAAATTAGGTGATCTTTATTGTGAAAATCTAGGTCTAGGACCTCAAGCCAACAGTGCTTTAAATCCAGCTGCCGACATGCCAACAGTTGTTAAAAGCGATCCAGAGAAGGTTTTAAACGAGTTTTTGACGTTTTTAAGAGGTCTACAAGGCCCGGATATCCGCAAGAAGGTGGTTTTGCGGGTTTTAGAAACTATTCTTTAAGACGATAAAATTTTATAGCAGTTACACGACTGCTTTGATCTATTATTCCACCTTTAAAAATTTCTAATTTTTTACTTTTGGTTAAAAGGGATAATGCACGTCTTCCTGTTTGTTCGTTAATTTTCAAATCCCGGCATAATTGTGTGAAAGTTTTCCAACCCTGACCAACAGGACGTTTTTCTTTGGTTTTTGCATATTCATAATAAAGAACCTTCCAATTCTTTTTATTTGGATTATAAAAAACTTTACTGGTAAGAACCTTGTGTGAGGTTAATGAGGTTCCTATTATTTTTTTTACTTTTTTTGTTTCTTCGCACCATCTTAAAAATTTAACACAATTGGAATTGCTGCATTTGATAATATCAGTTATTTCCAGTTTGGTATTCCAATTACCAGCTGGTCTTGTTTCTTTTTTGTTTATTACAGCTTCTAGCTGTTCAATCCATTTAGACATAATTTATACCATATTTTTCTTTCTAAAATTCGTTTTGTCTTGTTGTATTTATAACCGTCAAAAATTTGAATACGATTATTTAACTTGTGTACTCGCAAAAGTCTTAGAATTTTTGATCGAGCCAAACCTGTTTTTTCGGTTAATTCTCCCACAGTAAACCAATTTTTTCCGATAGGAACTCTTTGTTTTCTCCTTTTATACAAATCTTTTTCAAATAAATTTTTCCAATTTCCTTTTTTTAAACGATACCAAATGGCTTTTTGAATGTATCCCTTATCAGATCTGATATTTCCAACAAACATTTCACTTTCTTTTCGTTGGTTCAATTCAGCAAGCACAACACGAAGTCCATGCATAGGTTTTTTGCTAAGTTTTTGCAATTCATATACAGTCAACCAATCAGAACCGACTGGACGTTTTTCATCTTTGCGCATTTCCTGAAATAGAAAATCTGCCCAAGCGTCTTTTTTGACGTTTTTTATTAGAAATCTTTTCTTAGACATAAACCGATCTTATCGGATACGCATAAAATGTCAACTATAAACTTTAATATTGGTAGGAATGATATATTTTCGATTACGTTCTTTTGCCTGATAAACTTCATGTGTTCCATCACTATGAATAAGACCGAATGCCCAACCATGTTGCCATCTTAAGCGACGCATTTGATTTCTATTGTAGCTGGGATTCAAATTGCTAAGACACCCTATATTCCAACATTCTCGGACATCGATGCTTACACTTCTGAAATAATCTATAGCATGTGTATGTCCAAACAAAACATTACCATATGTGTCTGCATGTTGTTTGGCTCCATGTATATTGTGTCCATAACCATGAACAAAAGACAATGAACCGCATTTATACACTCCTTGCTTGGAATCATAAGGAAACATTTGAACACGATGCTTTTTAGCAAGATCTTCAATTGCTTCTGTTCCTTGTGAAGCATAATCTCTTTTTAATCCACTTGTAGCATTGCTCAAAAGGTCATAAATTCTTTCATCGTGATTTCCTCTTAGAAAAACACGTTCTTCACCAAATGAAAAAAACTTTTTGAAGAAATCTTTGCCAGCATCCCAATCTTCAGTCATGCTTTGGCTTTGTTCATATTCTGAGCTTGCATTTTTACGAATGGCACGAAAATCCCATACGTCACCAATACAAACCGTAAGATCCGGTTTATAATCCCGCATAAAATTATACAAACATTTTAATGCAACTGGATCTGATTCATCCCCGTGTATATCTCCCGCCGCAACAAACTTAATAGGTTTGGCCATAAATTTATATTACATGTAAAAGCGTAATTTCAAGCAGTAGTTTCAGGAATATATTTATTAAGGATTGGTAGAATTTTAGTTTCTAAATTATTAAATGCATTTTTTGCATCAATTGTTAAATTGATCAAATCAGCTTTTTCACGATCATCCAATTTATCAATTAAAAGAGCTTTGCGAATCAGATCCACCAGATATTGAACGCCTTGTGTTTCAAGCTTTGGTTCTTCTTGTGGAGTTTCTTCAGGAGCAGCAGCTTCTGGTGTTTCTTCAGGAGCATCCAAAACAGTAGGAGGAGCTTCGCTTAAAAGAGAATATTTATTTTTTAAAATTTGTTCGAATTTCATGATGTTGTTGTTAATTTTTTTGTTAAAGTATCAGCATATTTTGCAAAAGCATTAACCACACCTTGTGTAACAGTATCCACAACACGTTTTTGTTGAGGATTCATTAATGTACGAAGAACACCTATATCGGATTGTGACATGGATTTTGGATCATAACCACTTGTTGATGATTCCTGATCTTCCTCTTCTTCTTCAGAATCAACATGAGGAGTAACTGCGCCTGTTGGATCTATTTTATATTTTCCTTTTTTTCCATTCACATCATAACTAATAATTCCACACATTTTTTCCATTCCTTCATATTTGGCTTTTCCGGAAGAAACCATTTTATCAATTAAATTTTTTTGAATATCATTTAATTCATCACCTTTAATGTCCAATTTAAGATATTCTTGTTCAAGTAGTTTATGAAAACGAGGCATAAAAGTATTTATTCTAATTTCATAGCATAATTACGCTTTAAAACGGAATTAGACAGGTTATATTCTTTCAAAATCTTGTGTATGTTCTTCATACTGAAATTCTTATTACTTTGATTTAATAATGAATTTATAATTTTACTGGCAATCTTTTTATAAAATATCTTGTCAGAAACAACCAATTTACTAAATTCCGGAAACGAACCCTCATATTCAATCACTGTAAAGCTTAGATATTTTTCAAATTTATTAAGTATTTTAAGACAAGCTGTATACAGTTCTTTTTCATCAAAATGTTCGGCAATTTCCAAATCTTTTACAGATTGTTCACTTACCACAAAAACTACATCTTCTTTTTGACGTTTGATTACAAAATTTGAAAGAATTAAATTGGCTAATTGATAAACAAGAATATTTTTGGCATCCTTGTTTTTACTCAAAGGTTTTTCCAACAGTTTGAATTTATGACATGAATCCAGAATTTTGGTTTCAATCTTATTTGAAAACGCATCCCAGAAATCGACAAATACAATGTTATCCTTCTTTTGCATCTTTAAACCAATATTCCTTTGGTTTTCCAATTCTAATATTAATGATTCCATTGTAGTACTCTGGAGTTTTTATCACTTCGTTTTGAATTTGCAATTTTATTTCTTCATATGCCAGTTCCCATTTACTTCTGCAAAACCTTAAAATTTCAAATTTAAAATTTTCTTTTCCGTATTTTTCAATATCCTCATTCAGTTCCCGGCAACTTCCTGTATAAGTTTTCCAATCGCTTTCAGAATATGTTATTTTACTATTTTTACGACTTTTCAGTTTTCTTTTTTTGCGAAACTGAAGTTGCTTCTTTCCAATATATTTTCGGTTATTTTTTAAATTGGTGATCAAATAAATGAAACCGAAACTTTCATCTTCAAATTTTTCACAAATCCAATGACCGCAATCATTCATTTAAGATTTCTTCGTTGAATCAGGACTTTTTTCTTTTTTCTTTTACCCTTTTTGGTTTTTTTCCAAGATCCAAAAGCAAAAGGAATCCTTGCATCACCCGGTGCATATCTATCTCCACTAGAAATAGTTCCAGGCGGGTTAAAGATAGTTCCTATGCTAGGACCGGCACCAAATACACCTCCTGGTCCTGCTGTATTATCTTCATTTAAGATTTTACTAAAAATATTTGAAAAAAGACCCATATAAAGTATTTATGAATAATGGAACCCGAAAAACTATTAGAAGAAATAAAACAATTTTTGCAATTTGATGAATTGAATTTGAAAGAAAAACAATTAATGCTTCCTAGTATTAAACACAGATATGCCACCATTTATATAAAAACTAAAATGGAAATAGGCAACTTAT